CGATACTGCAAAAGCATCTTGGGACACTATCAAAAACCTTGCTAGAGCAAAGACTTTGACTGAATACCAGATAGCATTGTTAAGAGAAAATGGAACAGAAGATCCAAACTTTTCTGCTCAATTTGGTGCTGCTTATTTTAGCGCATTAGATATAACAGGTGCTGAAGGTGAATTTATTACTTTCTCAGGCACTATGTTAGGAGATGGTGATATTACAGAAGTTGATCCATATCCTGGTTACTAAATGGAAGGTCATTTAACGTATAAAATAGGAGATGTAGATAAACAGTTTTTCTTTGGCAATTATGCTTTAGAGCAAACTTTAACTCATTTTAATGCATCCGTTTCTGATTTGTCTGATTTATTGGGTAAGCAGTTGTTGCCATTTATGAGAATGTTTATGTATCATGCAGCAGCATATCCAATATTAAAGAGAGGTGAGATCGTTGATTTTACCGAGTTTGATATACACGAATGGATAGATACTGCCGGAGGTTCTGGAGGTGAGTTAATCATTGTAGTTTCAAAGGAAGTATTTAGAGTATTAGGATTAAATACAGATCTGCCAGAACAAAAAAAAAGCGAAGCGAAAAGCTAAATTGGGATAAGGATGTATTAACTTTTGCTTTTGGTGAACTAGGATTAATGCCTGATGACTTTTATGCCCTGACATGGAATCAATATATATTGAAATGTCAGGGTTTTTTTAATAGAGAAAAAAAGGAATGGGAGCGCATAGGATGGGCAACTTGGAACGGAATGAGAGTTCACGTAAATAAAGGAATGCCAACCTATAAAAAGTTTATGTCATTTATTTATGAAGATGAGCAGATAAAAGACATGGACAGAATAAAAGAACAAATGAATAAGGCAATGCTTAAATATTTGGAAAATGCAAGGAATTGAGATACCTATTGGAGCGCCATTAGGGCAGTTAGATAAAGATTTAAATAGTGCGCAAAAAGCATTAAAAGGTTTTACTGTTGCGGCAAATGGCGATTTATTATCAATAGGAAAAAGTTTAGGAACATTAGAGAGGCAGTTAAAAGTATTTAAGGATGGGATTAAAAATTCAACTGATCCTAGCAGAATACTTCTTTTAAATAATGCTATTAAAGCAACCGAATCACAACTAATAGGCACTAGAAATGCTATTAATGGAGTTGGCTTTAATAAATTTTCAGCTGGATCAAATCAAGCTGCATTCGCCTTACAAAATTTAGGCAGGGTTGCTCAAGATGCTCCTTTTGGGTTTATAGGTATTCAAAACAACTTAAATCCATTACTAGAATCATTCCAGCAATTAAAGGCTCAATCAGGTTCAAGTTCAGCAGCATTAAAAGCATTAGGTCAGTCATTAATAGGTCCTGCAGGATTAGGTATTGCTTTTTCGGTTGTTTCTGCAGCTATTTTGTTTTATCAGCAATATCAGCAAAGAGCAAATAAATCAACAAAGGAAGCGGTTGATGCTAATAAGGAATTAGCAGATAGCATAAAATCAATTTCAGGAGTTCAAGCAGAAGGAAGAGCAAATGCCTCTAAAGATTTATCTCAATTACAAAGTCTTTATAATGCAACTCAAAATGTAAATATTCCTGCAAAAGAAAGATTAAAAATTGCAGATGATTTAATTAAAAGATACCCTAAATATTTAGAAGGTTTAACTGCAGAAGAAATTTTAGCAGGTAAAGCAGCCTCAGCCTATAATTCTTTGACAAATGCTATACTAGCAAAAGGATACGCTCAAGCAGCAGAGGAAAATAGACAAAAACTTATTAATCAACAATTAAATGCAAAAGTTGAATTAACAAAGGAACAAGCAGCATTAGATAAATCTTCGGCGGAATTATCAAAACGTACTGCTCAAAAACAAGCAACTTTAGATATACAAGGTCAAGCAGCTTTAGAGAGTGGAATTAGTAAAACATCAAAAGCAGTTGAAAATAGCAAAAACAAAATAAATGAATTAAATCAAGTTTATAAAAATGCTGCTAGTGAAATTAAAATACTTGATGATGTTACACAAGGATTAATAAAAACTTTTGGTGCTGATGTTGTTATAGATCCTGAAAAAATAGATAAATCAAATAAGGATTTAAAAACTCAGTCTGATATATTAAAAGCATTAAGCATTGATTTTAAACAGATAGCTTCTGACTTTTCAATTACATTTGGTCAAGGTAATGAGCAAAGAGTAAATGCATTAAAAAAAGCTATTAATGATTTAATAAGTATTGGATTTACTGCTGATAGTAGCATAATTAAACGATTACAAACTCAATTATTAGCTATTGATCCAGATCAGATTAAATCTCAAGGTAAGGAAGTTGGTGTAAATGCAGCAATTGGAATAGGTGAGGGATTAGCTTCGGCAGGACCAGTTATTTCTAAAGATTTTGGTAATAGTTTAAAGATTGGTTTAAATGATTGGCAGTTATATGTTAATGAGCAATTACTGCCTAAATTACAGAGCAACTTTGAAACTTTTTTTAATAATATTTTAATGAATGGTAAGCTATCATTTGATAGTTTAGGGAAGGCATTATTAAATACTTTATTTTCAGTCATTGCAAGTGATGCGGCAAGACAAGTAACAAGTTTATTAAAGATTAGTTCTGGTAAAGATTTTACTGATAGCAAAAAAACTGGAGGCGGTGGTTTATTAGGTGGCATAGGTACATTATTAGGCATTGGTGCAAAAGCGGCGCCAGTAGCAAAAGCAGCACCTAGTATTGCATCAATAGCAGCAACAACAGGCGGATTTTTAGGTACAGGAGCAGCGCTTACTGGAGGTACTACTGCGGCACTTGCAACTGGAACGGCTGCAACTGGAGGTTTACTACTGCCTATCTTAGCAGGTGTTACTGCAATTGCAGGAATAGCATCATTATTTAAAAAGAAACAACAAGCACCTATTCCACAAGCATCATCAACAATCAGCACAAGTGCAGCGGGATCATCTCAAGACTTTGGAGGTGGCAGAGTTGTATTTGAGATTTCAGGAACTAACTTAATTGGTGTATTAAACAGAGCAGGTGCTAAACTTCAAAGATTCGGACCATAATGTATAACCTTAAATACTTTTTTACTTTTTACGCTGATAGAGATACTAGGATTGAGAATGGAACTCCTGATGATTACGCTTGTGATATATCTCAGCTAGATTATGAAGGCGAAGCAACAGAGATACAGGCTCAACAAAATCCAATTCAGATTAACTATCAGAATACTTCAAGCAATAAGCTAGAGGCTATCATCGGCTCTGAGGCTACTTTAAACCTAATAGCGACTGAGGACTTTGAATTAGAGGATTTATATACTGAGAATGAGCGTGAATTTTTAGTTGAGATATTTAGGAATGGAGGGTTGATTTGGTCAGGCTTTATCATTCCAGATGGATGTCAGGAAGCGTTTACCTTTGCACCTTATCCTATTTCTGTAAATGCCGTAGATGGTTTAGGGTTGCTTAAAAACTTATCCTATGTTCAGAATGATGGAAATTTCTATCTAGGCAAACAAACTTTTATTGAGGTTATACAAGCCTGTTTAGTAAGGTTAGATGCTCCTTCATTGGTTTTAAATACTTGCGTTAATATTTATGAAACAAGCATGACTCAGGGCAATTCTTATGATCCTTTGGATATGTCTTTTGTAAATGCTGAAAGGTATTTAAAGGATGACCAAGTTACTCCAATGAATTGCGAAGATGTGCTGAGGTCAATACTAGAGGAATGGACTGCCGTAATGGTTCAAAGTGGAGGCGAATGGTATATTTATAGACCTACGGAATTAGCTTTAAGTGGTGATTTAGCATTTAGAAGATATTTAGATGGATATAGGATTTATGATCAGCCAACTATAACTACTGATTTAGATGCTACTTTAGGAGGTGAGAGTGAGGGCATTGTTTTAGCGCCTTATTTTCATATCAATACAGATCAGATGAAAATGATTGATAGACCATATAAAAATGCGTCTATGTCTTATAAATATGGTAAAGATCAAAATCCTGACCAAGAATTAGCAAATCCAACTTTAACAGGTGCAGGTCAAAGTTGTGGAGGTGATCCTATTGGTCCTTGTGATAGCGTTACGATTCCGGGTTATACAAAAACAGGAACAATGTATGCAGGTCTAAATCCATCTGGTGGCATTGTATTTTATTCAGATGGAGGTACTTATCCAACATTGGCTAATTTTTATCAAAATAATAATACTATATCTATTGACAACTTCCAGAAGTTAAAAATTTTAGTTGAGTATAAAAATTTAGATCCTGATTTTACTACGGATATGAATTTTGTAATTACATTAACAGAAGGATTAAATACATATTATCTTCAAGCTGATGGATCTTGGACTACTAGTGCAGGTGAATTACCTTATTCAATAAGGAGCGAAGTTGGCGCTACAGGAACATTAGAAATTTTATCAGCAGTTGTGCCTCCAACAGGATTATTTACTAAATCAGTTACTTTAAAAATACTTGCACCATCTGGCACAGTATATGATATTGTTTATACTAATATATCAGGTTATATATTAATTGATTTTGGTGATGTAGTTGGTGAAATACATTCGGCAACTCAAGAAGGCAAGTTTACTTTTGTTCCTGAGACGATTGATGTTTTTAATGGAGATAATGATAGCACAATTTATCTAGGTGCTATTTATCAGGATGACCAAACAACCTTAACAGAACGATGGGTAAGGCGTGGATTATCTGAGAGCATATTGGCTCAACCTTATGAGGAAAATAAACAATTCCTGAGAATAGCAGTTGAGGAAAAGCAAAGATTATTTGCAGGACCATTTGTTAGGTTTGAAGGTTCTATCTTTGGGTACTTTAATCCTGTGACTAGATGGTCAATTAATTTGCTTACAGGCTACTTTATGAATTTAAGTTTAAACTATGATTTGCAACAGAACATTTGTAAAGCAGTTTTAGGAAGGGTTGTTAATGAGGAAATTGCTTTAGATTATGTTAAAACTCCTGATTATGGAGCGACAACCAGAGTAACTGTAAAAGGAACGATATGATGCTATATATTAACGATATTCCTGTGGGTTGTTTAAGTTCTGTAAGTAGATCAGAACAGATTAGTTTTATAGGAACGTGCAAGACAACACAATCGGGCGCACAGGCTCAATTAGGAAGGCTCTACACCTACTCAATTCCTTTTGAAGGTGTTATGACTACCGATAATAATATAATGTCTTGGAGTGGCTTAAAATCACTTGAAAGAATTAAGATTGATTGGTTAATTACAGGCGATGGGATAGAGGGTGAGCAGGGACAGGGATTTATAGAAAATTTAGAGATAGTTGGACAGGTTCAGGATTTTATTAAATTTAGTGGAAACATAACAGGCTATGACTAACTTAATGCTTTATATTAATGATTTGCCAGTTGGTTGCTTATTAAGCAATTCTTTGAGCGAATCAATTAGTTTTATTAAGACTTGCAAAAGCACAGAGGAAATGGGGCAAAAGCAGTTAGGTCAGTTGCATTCCTATTCTGTAAATTTTGAGGCGGTTTATGCCGTAGATCAGGCAATCATAGGATGGAATGATTTAAAAGATTTAGGCAGATCTAGGCAGATTATGGATTGGTCTATGGTTAATCTAGATACGAATGAGGGAGATGCGGGTGAGGGGTTTTTAGAGAATTTGGAAATCACAGGAACATCTGAGGATTTTATTAAATTTGCAGGAACGATAACAGGATATGGGGCGATAATTGATTCTAATCAGATATTCTATGTTTGGGCTCAGGATGATGGTGTTTATGTGGATGATGGTGGTAATGAATATGTATTTGTAAATTAAAAGATATGCCAGTTATAAATGGAGTTTATTTAAAGGATTTTCCGGCATTACCGAGTGCGGTTGCTGATGCTAATATAATACCTATTGCCATAGCAGGGAATCAGATAGCGTATAAGACAACAGTTGCAGGAATTGTTACGGATGCTAGAGTAACAAGTAAGTTACTTACAGGTTTGTCGGTTACGGGATCAACAATCTTAGCAACCGATACGATATTACAAGCATTCGGTAAAGTCCAGAATCAGTTAAATGGCAAAGTAAGTTCAGTTGGTTTAACGATGCCCGCTGCTTTTAACGTAGCTAACTCACCAATTACAAGCGCAGGAACATTGGCAGTAACTGCTGCGGGATTAGCATCTCAGTATATTAGAGGTG